GACAGAATGCGAAAGATTACAAGGATTCCCTGACGACTGGACAAAAACAGGGATTAATGATGAAGGAAAAGAAGTCTTGATAAGCGACAATCAAAGATACAAGATGATGGGAAACGCCGTCACAACGAACGTGATAATAGCAGTAGCCCACAAAATTAAGCTCGCACTAATGCTACAAGAGGAATAAAAAAACTTGCAGATAAAAACCACTAATGAAAGAATGGCAGACACTGGAGAAACAATAGAAGTCTTTAACATCACCACCAGGAAAGGATGGGCCGCAGGATTCTTCCATGAAAACAAGATATGCATACACCACATCATAGGACCAGGATGCGTTAAAGGAATAATGACCGCTTTGTGTAATCGTTACAAAACTAATAATTTCAGGTTTTTAATGGTGATTAATCCTGAGCTGAAGAACATTATCAAAGGTGTTGTTGTGATGATTCCTGCTGATGCTGAAGGGAATCCTTTTGGTGAAGAAGTCGAAGAGATACATGGGGAATGGTTGTCTTCATGAAGAGGAAAACACTATGAATGCTGAAGAACGAGAACAACTAAAGGACCAAGTCATGGACATGATACTAACAGGCTACACTCAAAGAAAAATAGCCAAAACACTCAATATTGGCTTACGAACAGTGGTTGATTATGTTAATAGCAGGAAGGATGATAGTCTTAAGGAGCTTCGTCAAACAGCAGAGCAACAAGTGGCTGAGATGCAACTCGCTAAGAACAAGAGAACACAAAAGCTCTGGACCATGGTGCTTGATGAAGGTGTGAAGGATGCTGATCGTAACAAGGCGATCCAGTTGTTGCAGCACGAGGAATCTATGGATATTAAGCGTAAACAAATAGTTGGGTTGTTACCTGCGGAGGCTCCATTAATTGCTATTCAGAACACTAATGTTGTTGAGGGTGTGACCACTATCGCTGATAGTATTCGTCGTTTTCATCCTGACATGGTGGACCGTTTCAAGCTTAACAAGGCAATCGATGTTGAAAGCAAAGAGGTCAAAGATTGACTGATCCTACTGATAAAGAACTCGTTGACTGGGCGATCAAGAACAAAAGAGTAGACATCTTAGTCAAGCACAAGTGGGGGTACGAACTAACAGAAAGCCAAATAGTCCTCGTAAGAAAGATAGCTTTTCTTGAACACAACAGGATAAGCATATCCGCGATGACGAGATGGGGAAAAACCCAATGCGTAGCCTTAGGAATAGCGTTATTAATAGATTTTAATGTCGCCGCAAGAATAGCGTTTCTTGGACCAAAGCAAGAACAAGCAGGAATCCTAAGACAATACATGGCAGACCTCATACTCGGTGATAAGAGCTTATTGAGCAAAGCACAAATATACGCGAGTGGGGAAGAGAGGATTGGGAAAGAAGCAAGCAGGAAGAGAATGACGTTCACGACAGGCGCCGAGTACAGAGTTTTTAGTGGTGAAGGCGACGCGGCAAGATTAATGGGGTTCGGAGCAGACATTTTAGTAAGAGACGAGGCATGTTTGTTGAACAGGGACGCGTTCACTAAGAGTAGCAGAATGGTAGGGGATAACCCTGAAGAAAGCGTTATAATAGAATTGTATAATCCTTGGGATCGTGATAACCCTGCGTTCGAGCACACGTTGGACCCTGAATGGGATGTTACCAGGATAGGATGGGAGCAAGCAGTCGTTGAGGGGCGAACAACACAAAGGTTTATTGACCAGCAGAGGAGGGATTTGAGGCCTCTCGAGTTTACTGTGTTGTATGAGAGCAAGTTTCCTATGCAGGGAGAGGATAGCCTTTTCAATCTTGAGTGGATTAAGAAGAGCGAGGATAATCATTTCAAACTACAGGACAAACTGGATAACACGCTTAAAGGTTTTAAACATCTTAATAAGTTGATGACTCAGATGAGCGCGAGCGAGTACGAAATAAAAAAGAAAGAGATAACCGAAGAACTAAACAAGTACACAAAAATAGTGTCTTGTGATCCTGCAGAGAAAGGACTGGACGAGACAGTAGTCATATGGGGTATCGAGTACGAGAACCGTTTCGAGGTAGTGAATCATTGGAGCGAGGCGATTAGTGAGCCGATGAGAGTAGTAGGCAAAGTAGTCAGTATAACGGAAGATTTCATCGAACCAGAAGTTAGAGGCAAAATAAACGTTGACAGGATAGGAATAGGAAGCGGGCCGCTTAGCAGACTGAAAGAAGTAATAAGAGAAAAGAACATGAAGAACGTCAAAGTACTCGGATGTCATTATGGAGAGACCGCGATGAAAAAAGATATTTTTAGTAACAAGAAAAGTGAGAACTACTTTCGATTGTCAGACTTGATGAGAGACGACCTAATGGATATTCCTGTTCATCATAAGCTTCGAAATCAGTTAGTCGCGGAGAAGTGGGAGCGAAACAGCAGTAACAAGAAAAGGGTTATTGATCCTGACAAGAGTCCTGACTGGGGGGATGCACTCGTATATTTTGTTTGGAAGGATAAAACAGGGCTCGCATTCGGGTTCGCTTAAAAGTTGTTCAGGCATAAAAAAGTTTATATAGAGAAGAAGCAATTGTTTATTCTATTACTTGAATCATTTCCCTCTCATGGCATCACTAAAAAACTTATTTAGAACAGAAACAAAAAGTGTTATGGTAATAGACTCTCTTGAAGAAACAACGAGAGAAGGAATCAACAAAGCGTACATTCCTAAATTTCTTTACAAGCCACCATATGGTTATCCAAGGATGGCCAATCTCGCCTATGTGCGATACTTAGCAAGTACTCCTTATGTTGAGATGTGTATCAAAACTATCATTGACGAAATAGCTTCTATCGAGTGGGATGTTGTGCCGAATGATGGCATGGAAGAATTATCTGATGATGCTGAGATTGAAAACATAAGAAACTTTTTCTTGAACCCGAACACTAACAAAGAAACTTTTGAAGACGTGTTTATTAAGATGGCAGTGAGAGACTTGCTCGAAATTAACAGCGGGATACTAAACAAAGTTTATAATCTTAAGGAAGAACTCGTCGAAGTAGTCGCGAGGGACGGCGCAACCTTCACGAAGAACCCTGACGTTCACGGAATGTATACTAACAGGAAAGACATCATCTTAACAAGCAAGATATTAGCTGATTCAAGGGATGAAGTAGTTAATCATTATACTGAGATGAATCAAACGAGCGCGCGAGAAGACTCAGCGTATTTCCAGTACGGATGGATAGCCGGACCAGTACCTATTCCTTTTGGCAAGAAAGAGATTATCTGGCTTGAAAGCATGAAAAGAACTGATGATCATTATGGTTATAGTCCTGTGCAGATCCTCGCAAAGAATATTCAGATGCTCATTTACATGATCGAAAGCGATCTTGATTATTACAATGATAACAACGTGCCAAAAGGTATTATTGGCTTAACTGATAGTGACGCGGAAGAGATTGACGCTTTCAAAGAGCAATGGAAAGCATCACAACTGAAAAAAGATGATTTTGGTAACATGAAGAAGATGATGCACAAGGTCCCAATCGTTAATACTAAGCCAGAGTTTACTCGTATAGAGTTCAGCAGTAGTGAGATGCAAGTCATTGAGAAACAGAAATGGTATACTAAGATTGTGTGGGCTGCTTTCGGGGTTACGCCGGTGGAGCTCGGTTATACTGAAGACGCGGCGGGCGCTGCTAATCAGATCGTGCAAAGCAAGGTTTTCAGGAAGAAAGGTATTAATCCGATACTAAGAAATCTTGAATCAGCTATTAATATTAATATTGTTTCTGAGTTCGAATATGTTGGAACGGTCACGACTGATGCTGGCAAGACTATCACGAGGCCTAAGTATCGTTTCGTGTTTAAGAAGTTTGATGTTGACGAAGAAAAAAGTAAGTACGAGCTTTACAAGTTACAAACAGAGAGCGGTTTGAAGACTGTTAATGAGATCAGGAATGATGAGGGACTTGATGAGGTTGATTGGGGTGATAAGCCACCAAGTGATTTCTTGCAAGCAAATAATTCTTTTAATATGGGTGGGAACAATGTTGACTCTTATGATGACAATTATGGTGATCGCGAGGATTCT